TTAGAGTACAGCATGGAACACGGGCAAGGTTTATCTGCTGCAGCACGAAGCGGTAATAAAGATTTAATGAAAACTGCTTTAAATGATTTAATTGGAACTACAAGAATTCAAAATACAACTGCCGGGTTTGGAGGATTTGAAGCAACTAGAGGAGCTTTGATAAGAGATATAGAAGCTGGTGTTAATGTAAAAGATAACGTAGCCAGTTTAAATAAATTAACTAAAGATGCTTATAAAGACTTGGGTGTAAAATCAAATATCTATTCTATTAAAGATGGCAAACTTGCATCTAAACCTATAACTACAGCTACAACACAAGCAGATAGATTTAGTCAGTATGCAGAAACAATATACAAAGATCCAAAAGGTAAAACAGCGATTAATAAAAAATTTGGTAGTTTAGATAATGTATTAAACACTATAGATAAGTCAGATCAAATTCGTTTAGCAAAAATAGGTTGTCCTGGTAAAGCTAATGGTGGTCGAATAGGTTTTGATCAAGGTTTAAATGTAACAGCATGTGCTACAAAAGGTGTAGAAAAATTAAAAGGTGATCCAGGTAAACTAACACCAGGTGATCAAGCAAATGTAAGAGCACTTGCAAAATCAGGTAAAGCTGTAAAATTTTTAAAAGGAGCATTGGGACCGGCAGCAATTTTAGGTGAAGTTTTATTTGAAGGAGGTGCTGCTGCAAATAAATTTATGGATCAAGGTATGCCAATCAAACAAGCATTAGGTGAGTCTTATATAAATAAATATTTACTAGGACCAAAAACACAAATAGATGTTGAAGCAGAACGTGCAAAAGAATTTGCAAAAGGGGAAGAGTATGCTATGGCAGAACGTGGTAGAAGAATGGCACCTTTCATGCCTCAAAGTGCAACGGCTGATAAAAATAGACTTAGAGATAGAATGAATGCAGAAGGTATATTAACAATACAAGATGCAAAAAATGAACTTAAAAATATAGGCGACTACTACGGACAAGGCTACACTCCATATGGTTTAAACAAACTTTATGAAGATGCTGGAATGCAAAACCCAGGTTTTGGAATTGAAAAAGTAGGTCCAAGAACAGGAAAGTATAATGAAGAAAAAGGTTTACAAGATTATCTAAATAGTATGAAAATGCAAAAAATTGCAGATGCAGGTGGGGTTGCAAATATGGCAGGCGGTGGTATTGCAAAAGAAGCAGGTGATAGATCAGGCCCTGCACCACAATCAGGACCAAACTCACAAGGGTTGCAAGGTCTATTTAATCGTGTTAAGAAGATATAGGAGTAATAAATGGCAGATATAGAAAAAGGACTCCCTAACACTAGAACTAAACTTGAAATTCCTTCAGAAGAGGAAGTGACAGAAGAAGTTAGTGTCCAGGAAGAAGATGTTGAAAAAGGACCTGTAGAAGTAATCCCAGAAGAAGATGGTGGTGCAACTATAGATTATGATCCAGGTGCAATTAATACACCGGGCACAGAATCACATTTTGATAACCTAGCAGATATTTTACCAGAAGATTCTGTTGAACCAATTGGTAGCGAGATGGTTCAAAACTACATGGATTATAAATCTTCAAGAAAAGAATGGGAAAGCGCTTATACAAGCGGTCTTGATCTTTTAGGTTTTAAATATGAAAACAGAACAGAACCTTTTCAAGGAGCTTCAGGTGCAACTCACCCAGTTCTTGCAGAAGCCGTTACTCAATTTCAAGCTCAAGCTTACAAAGAATTATTGCCAAGCGATGGACCAGTAAGAACACAAATTATAGGAATTAAAAATCCACAAACAGAACAGCAGTCACAACGTGTTAAAGATTACATGAACTATTTAATCATGGACACGATGAAAGAATACGAATCAGAGTTTGATTCTATGTTATTTCATTTACCACTAGCTGGATCTACATTTAAAAAAGTTTACTACGACGTACCTCTTGGAAGAGTGGTATCGAAGTTTGTACCAGCGGATGAATTAATTGTTCCGTACACAGCTACCTCATTAGACGATGCGGAAGCAGTTATTCATACCGTGAAAATTTCAGAAAATGAATTAAGAAAACAACAAGTCAGTGGTTTCTATTCTGACGTCGAGTTAGGGCCTCCAGGTACAGATACCAATGGAGAGTTATCTAAAAAAGAGCGTGAGTTAGAAGGAACTAAAAAAACAGGTAAGAACGAACCTGTTTATACTTTATTAGAATGCCATGTTAATTTAGACTTAGAAGGTTTTGAAGATATGGGAGAGGATGGTGAACCCACAGGAATAAAATTACCTTACCTTGTTACAGTCGATGAAGGTAGTAGAAAAGTTTTGTCTATTAGACGAAACTATGCACCCGATGATCTAAAGAAAACTAAAATCCAATATTTTGTCCACTTCAAATTTCTGCCAGGACTAGGGTTTTATGGCTTTGGATTAATTCATATGATTGGCGGATTAAGTAGAACAGCAACATCTGCTCTCCGTCAATTATTAGATGCTGGTACATTATCCAATCTACCAGCAGGATTTAAACAAAGAGGTGTAAGAGTTAGAGATGAAGCATCACCAATACAACCAGGTGAATTTAAAGATGTAGATGCACCCGGTGGTAATTTAAGAGATGCTTTCTTTCCTCTACCTTACAAAGAACCGTCAGCTACATTGTTACAACTAATGGGTGTTGTAGTTAGTGCAGGTCAAAGGTTCGCGGCTATTGCTGATATGCAAGTAGGTGATGGAAACCAAGGCGCTGCAGTTGGAACTACAGTTGCGTTATTGGAACGTGGATCACGTGTGATGTCTGCTATTCATAAAAGATGTTATGCAGCAATGAAGAATGAATTTAAATTATTAGGAAAAATAGTTTCACAATACCTACCACCAGAATATCCTTATGATGTTGTAGGCGGTCAAAGAAATATTAAACAAACTGACTTTGATGATAGAATAGATGTAGTCCCTGTTGCTGATCCTAATATATTTTCAATGTCTCAAAGAATTACTTTGGCTCAAACACAGTTACAAATAGCAACAAGTAATCCACAACTTCACAACATGTATCAAATTTATAGAAACATGTATAATGCGATTGGTGTTAAAGATGTAGATGCGGTTTTACCTCCTCCACCACCATCTGCACCTAAAGATCCAAGTTTAGAGCACATTGATGCAATGGGTGGTAAAGAGTTTCAAGCTTTTCCAGGTCAAGATCATAGAGCACACATTACAGCTCACTTAAATTTTATGTCTGTTAATATGGTTAGAAATAATCCACAAGTTATGGCTGCAATACAAAAAAATATATTAGAACATATTTCAATTATGGCTCAAGAACAGGTTCAAATGGAGTTTAGAGAACACATGATGCAGATACAACAGATGCAACAGATGGCTGCAACAAACCCACAAGTTAAACAACAGTTAGAAATGTTAAATAATGAAATTGAAGGTAGAAAAGCAGTGTTGATTGCTGAAATGACTGAAGAATTTATGAAGGAAGAAAACAAAATTACTTCACAATTTGATAATGATCCTTTATTAAAGTTAAAATCACGTGAAGTTGACTTAAGAGCAATGGAAAATGATAGAAAAAGAGAAGCTGATGAGACAAAAGCTAACTTTGATAGAGCAAAATTGATGCAAGCAAGAGATTTAGCTGAAGATAAGATGGACCAGAACGAAGAATTAGCTGAATTAAGAGCAGGAGTAAGTCTTGCAAAAAAAAATAATGCTAATATAAACTAACAAAGGTAAAAACTATGATGAACTATAAAAAAACAAAACAGATGGCAGTTCCAAGTCAAAATGTAGAGATAGATCCAAGATCTAAGACTACTGCTGACGGTTCTTTCAATTATCTTCCTACAGGAGACAAGGAAAAGGTTAGAGGAACTAAAAGAATGCTGTCCGATAAGAAAAAAATAGCTACTTGGTACTAATATGTGGTTCTCGGCAATTAAATTAGCCGTCTCTGCCGGTAGTAAAATTTACGCCAACAAGCAGAAGACTAAAATCGCTATGTCTGATGCACAATTGATGCATGCATCACGTATGGCTGAAGGTAAAGAAGCTTACCAAGGAAAATTATTAGAAGCACGTCAATCAGACTGGAAGGACGAGGCAGTTTTGATAATTTTAAGTTTGCCCATAGCAATTTTGGCTTGGGCAGTCGTAAGTGACGATCCAACAGCAATGGACAAAGTAAAATTGTTCTTTGATATGTTTTCTGAGCTTCCAAAATGGTTTACAAATTTATGGATACTTGTCGTGGCGTCAATATATGGTATAAAGGGTACACAAATTTTCAAAGGAGGAAAAAAATAATGTCAGGATACGTAGGTTATGCTTTAAGAGCAGGTAAATCAAAAACAGGTCAAAAAATCATATCAAAAGTTAAAGACTTTTTTAAAAGTAGAGGAAGTAAAGTTCCATCAACTATTAAATCTGTTGAGACAAATGTTCCTAAAACAAAAATACAAAAAGCAACAAGAAATTTAAAAATTGCTACAGGAAAATTAGAAGGTTCAAAAGCAAAATTAAAGCAAACTCAATTTGAAATAAAAAACAATATGCCATTAACTTTTAAAAAAAAATCAGGAAGATCTATAAAAGAATCTGATAGAAAAAAGAAAATTATAAAGGACAACAATAAAGTAATAGGTAGAATGTTTAGAAAAGCTTTAAAAGGAGATAAGTAATGAGAAAAAAATTAATGGGTGGCGGAATGTCAAATAGAATGATGTATAAAGAAGGTAAAGACGTTAAAGGTAAATATCCTTCAAAAGGTATGAACACACTAGCTTCAAAAAACCCAGATGTTGCTGAAAAAATAATGGGTTATAAAGAGGGCGGAGCAACAAGAAAACCTTTTAAAGGTGGCGGATCTGATACACATAAAACTAAAGACGGACGAACGGTTAAAAAAGGTTTGTATTATTATATGAACAGAGCCAAAAAAAGAGGTACTAGTAAGCCGGGCAAAGGTTCTGTAACTGACAAAGCTTTAAAAGCATCAGCTAAAACAGCTAAAAAGCCAACTAAAAAAGCGTAATGTCTAGAGAAGAAAATAAATCAGTAGGACCTAAAAAAGAAACAGGTCTAGAACATCCACTTGGAGATCCTAACAAAGAAAAAAATCTTAGACACCCTTTTAAAAAAATTGAACCTAAATTTCAACCTTCTAGAAGAAAAAAAATAGAAACTAAAACATCTAATTCTATTAAACCAAAAAAAATTATTAAAAAAGCTTTAGGACTTTTAAAAAATTTAACCCCTGTAGGAGGAGCAGTTTCTGCTTTAAAAATAGTGAGAGAAAATGCTAAAAAGGCAGAACGTAAATTAAACAACGAAAGATTAAACCCTGGTAAAACTCCAAAACCAATGAAAACAGGTGGAAGAGCCGAATACAAGAATGCAGGTTCTGTTAAAGGATGCAAAATGGCCAAAGCAGGTAGAGGAAGAGCTTACGGAAAGAATTCGTAATCCTGTGAGAAAAAAAGAAAATCCTATTAAAAAAACCACTACTAAAGGTGGTAACTACAGACCAACAAAATCTGGAGCTGGAATGACAGCTAAAGGTGTAAAAGCTTACAGGGCAGCAAACCCTGGAAGTAAACTAAAAACAGCCGTGACTGGTAAAGTGAAAAAAGGGTCCAAAGCTGCAAACCGACGTAAGTCGTACTGTGCAAGAAGCGCAGGTCAATTAAGAAACTCATCAGCTAAAACACGTAACGATCCTAATTC